TTATTGTTTTGTCTTTGGAAGTTTAAAATCAAATTTGCCTCCAAGTACACCTGCACTGATTCCTGCAACTGTTACAAGAGCCATGCTTATTCCACCTACAAGTTTCCAATTAAACTCTCTTTTTTCAGTATCCTTCTTATTAACCTTATCTTCTACCTCTTTTTCTTGTTCTCTAATTTCGCTATCTTTTTTATTAGCCATCTTCACTAATTCAGCTTCTCTATTTAAAATTTCCATAACCATTTCAGGAGAAAGATTAGGGTTATCTAAAAGCTTGCTATAATCAGCTTGAACCTGCTTAACAAAATCGTAGAATTGTTTTCTACTATCTGCTGCGCTATCCATTTCCTTATTTGCGACAGCATAGTACACCCTTATACTGCTATCATCACTTTCAACAATCGAATCAAGCATTCCTTTATATTCCGACAATGCTGATTTCATCAACCCAACAAATTCTGGATATTGTGCCAATACTTCTTTGGCAACTTCAGGACGCAATTCTCATAGTTTTGATGCGAAACTAATTACATCATTTTTTGATAAATTCTTAAAATCAGTTCTTTGCATTTGCGATAGAACTTCTTTTTCAATTGGTGTATATTCCATAAACATATCCTCCGTTAGTTATCGTTGTATCCATTTTTAATTGTGTTAAAACACATCTTCCAATACTGTTCTCTCTCAATGATTCTTCCAGGGTCATAGGATAACCCAAAGTACTCAAGTAATGTGTATGTAAAATACTCTTCAAAATACTCTGGCCCTTTTTCATTATAAAGAGCCATAAGCTTTTTATTGCCTCCGTGTTTTGAATCTAGATAATTTCCCCACCTTTGTGCAACGCCTTCTTCGCCAGTCGCTGAGCCTATATATAATTTTCCATTTCTAGTATCAGTTAAGCAATATATTCCTGTTACTTTTTTTAACGCCTCATAATAGGTTGGCATTATTTTACCATTAAAGATATCTGACAGTTTCCTATAGGGTAAATGTACATGGTCATAACCTTCAAACTGTTCTCCCGTATATTGGCAAGGTAGAATTTCCTTAATAGTACACTTTTCAATGATGCCTTTCATTCTAAAAACATATCTGGCATAGGCATTCCCTTTCTTATATCTCACAACAAGCCTTCCAAAAAGTGGCATGAACCTTTCGATAATTTTCACTTTTGCTCTACTACCTGATGGAACATCCATGATTTCAGCAGCTGAAACAAATAACCATTCATCATATGATATTTTCAAGAAACTGAATACTGCTTGCCCTATATTAAAATTCTTTTTATTAGCATACCATCCCCAGTATGAACAATCAGTTATTCCACTATCTTTTTCTTCTTGTCCAAGTGATAGCCACTTATCAATATAGGCAATTCCACCAGATCCTTCCGTCATATTTAATTCTATTCTGCTATTATCAATCTCTGCATCGGATAAATTCAAAATATCATTTAATAATAAATCCAATTAAGTCACCTCCTTAATCTTCACAGTTTCGTTTCACATAAGTCAATTCTATATCACACCCAAGTACCTCCATCATCTGCACAAAGGTCTTATTCACTACACCATCCTGTTTTTTTATGATTCGATTAACATAGGACTTCGTAGTTTTGATTTCCTCCGCAAGCTGTGCCTGTGTGGTTCCGTTCTCTATGCACTTAACTTTGACATCGACTTCTATGTTGTTCTTTATCATAAATTTCTACCTCTTTATATAATTCAACTTGTTTCACAAATCAGATAACTTATTATACCACTCAAAACCAAGAGCTACCAGTACCTTGATGTAAAATTTACAATCTGTACATAAAGAAAACACCCTGCATCTCTGCAAGGTGTGATTCACATTCTGTATTAAGTTATCTTTTCAAATCAAGCGTCATTCCCGACTTGAATCGGAATACAAATTTGTCTTCATAAGCTGTAATCTTTTCAATCAATCGTATTACTAGTTGCTCATCGTATTCTTCAATCCTTGTTGTCTGCTGTTCCAAAAATTCTCTCATCTCTTGAATTCGAGCCTTTAATCCTTCACGTTCTGAGGCTTCAACCGATAGGCTTTGCTTTTTATCTCTTAATTTTTCAATCTCAACGGCAATATCCTCGTAGTCTTTATCGGCATTTACCCTTTGGAGCAGTTGCTCTTGCAACTTTACAAGTTCTGCATCAATATCTTCATAGACTACCTCAGATTGTTCTACAAAGGTTTCTTCTACATTTTGTTGTAGCTTTTCAAGCATATCCTCTCTACCACCAAGGGTTTTATTTATGGCTCTGACTACTGCATTATGCATTTCCTTTTCAGTTATTATAACTGAATTACATCCTGCCGATCCCTTAGTTACTCTTGTGGCGCATTTCCATTTGGGATATTTCTTCCCGTGGCTTTATTCCGCAATCCTCCGCATTGTATCACCACATTTTCCACAATACAATCTGCTAGACAAAGCATATTTGCTGCTATAAACTCGTTTTGTTCCATCTTTATTTGTTCTAAAATTTGCCCGTCTAACTAATTCTTCCTGCACTTGCATATAAAGGTCACGGGGAATAATTGCCTCGTGATTATTTTCTACATAATACTGGGGAACAATACCTTTCTGACTCCTTCCGGTCTCCACGTTGGTTTTCCTGCCGCAGTAGAAATTCCATCTGCCATCAGTCCTCTTGCTATTTGCATAAGACTTTTTCCTTCAAGGTATTCTCGATATATTCTCTTTACTACCACTGCCTGCTCTAGGTCGATAATTAAATGCCCATCCTCATCCTTCGTATAACCCAAGAACCAATTGTGGTTGACTTGCACCTCACCATTTTGGTATCTAAATTGTAATCCTAGCTGCACATTTTTACTCAATGATTCTGACTCTTGTTGTGCTAATGATGCCATTATGGTAAGCAACACCTCACCTTTCGAATCCATTGTATTTATATTCTCTTTTTCAAAATATACTGGAACATTCTTTTCCTTTAACTGCCTAATGTATTTCAAGCAGTCTAGTGTATTCCTCGCAAATCGGCTGATGGACTTCGTAATTATCATATCGATTTTACCTGCCATGCATTCCCCAATCATACGATTAAATTCTTCTCGTTTTTTTGTATTTGTACCACTGATTCCATCATCAACATATATTCCTGCAAATTCCCACTCGACATTTTTCTTGATGAACTCCGTATAATGCTCCACTTGTGCTTCATAGCTTGTAGCTTGTTCATCGCTGTCAGTACTGACATGGCAATACGCTGCGACTTTTAATCTTGGCTTGTCATCTGTTTTTGCAAGATTACCTACTCGCCTTCGAGCTGGAATTACTATAACACTTTTTGCTCCTGCCATTGTTATCCCTCACCTTCTATCAAACTATAAATATATGCCGCATGAGCATATGGATCCTTTAACTCTTTCTTTGGCATATTGAAATGAAATTCTTGAGGAAGTGGTTCTTCCTCTTTTTCCTTAATCAGATTAGTTCTACCAAGTGCCACGGCTCTTCTAGTTCTTTCTTCTTGTATTTTTGCAAATATACTGGCATCAATTATCTGTGGATAATAATCTGTACCAAGGTACTTTTTATTATCAAGCATTCTGCTGACTGAACCGTGACAACAATCAATTCCCACTTCTTTTGCAGCATCCATTAATCCTTTCCCATCTAAGTAACTGCTATAAATAACTTTTAATTGTTTCACTTGGTCTTCATCTATAGTGGCTCGTCCATCCACCATCTTATATCCAAATGGTATGTGTGCCATACTCTCACACCCTTTCTATTAATTTTAGTCCACACTTAAATTCAAAACTTATTTCCGTTCTCGAAAGAACAGTAATGCTATCAACATAAGTTATAAATGTTTCTTCTTCAAAATCAATGACCCACTCATCTTTATTTAGATGAGCAATTAGATCCTTTACACCTTGCTCCACTGAATAACCGGTTTCATCAATCTTTATTATGAAATCTCGTTCTCCCTGCAGTCTAGAATACTCCATAAGCAAATCATTATTAGTTTTGATAAACACGGAACTATCAATATATCCTTTGGAAAGCAATTCACTGATATTTTTTCTTTGTTCAACATTCCTTTCAATCAGAGGAGTAAGTTCAGAAAGCCTTGCTTTATTTTTATCCTCATTAGTTGTGCATATAGCAATGAGCAATGGTTTCAAGACAAGGTCACTACCATAACGCAGTTTATTCATCATCACAATAAAAGCATTCTTCATATCATCATCTTTGATGTATTTCATGGAGCAGGTTTCTACATTATCAATATGGTTGGCGCAACACCATGCCACATATGAACCATTTGTTGTATAGTGCTTTCTTCTTTTAAATGTTCCTCCACACTCACCACACTTGATTTTGCCTGAAAAGGCATATCGCTGTTGATATTTTTTTCTATCTCCCATATTTCCCTTTTCAAGCCCACGTTGTTTCATTGCAGCATTTGCTTTGTCAAATATTTCATGGCTAATAATAGCTGTATGATGATTCTTGTAAAAGTACTGCTCATGTTCGCCATAATTAGTATATCGATTGAAATTTTCATCAGTGAATGTCTTTTGAAAAAGAATATCTCCTGTATATTTTTCATTACCAATAATCCCCTTCACTGTCCCGGCACTCCAGTTGCCACCTCGCTTGGTTTTTATACCTTTTTTATTTAGTACTTTCGCAACTGCGTGAGTACTCTTGCCTGCAAGTGTGTCTGCAAAGATTTGTTTTATTACTTCTGCCTGTTCAGGAACAAGGATCATCTCTCCACAAATGTTGTCATAACCATATGGTGGATAAGATATTTTAAAAGTACCTGTTTCAAACCTCTTTTTTACGCTCCATTTAGAATTTTGTGATATTGATACAGATTCCTCTTCGGCCATACTCGCAAGAATAGAAAGCATCAATTCACTTTCCATCGAAACCGTATTAATCTCTTCTTTTTCAAAGTATACAGCAATATCTAGAACTAATAATCTTCTAACCAATTCCAAGCAGTCCGTAGTTTTTCTGCTGAATCTACTGATGGACTTTGTTATTACCAAATCTATTAGACCTTTTTCACAGTCATCAATTAGATTAAGTAAGCCTTCTCTGGATTCTTTCTTGGTGCTAGATATACCTTCATCATAATAAAGTCCTGCATACTCCCAATCAATATTTGACTTGATGTAGTTCTCATAATGCTCTTTTTGCGTAAATAAACTAAGCATTTGATCATCATTTTCCGTCGAAACACGACAATATGCGGCAACTCTGATTTTCTTTAACAAAGCTAATTCTACCTGCTCGATTTTAGTTACCCTTTTCACTTATTTCACCTCTCTTTCAGCATAGACATATTCCCGTAAAACACGCTATATATCAAGTCATTTAGGGCATAATCTTGCTTAAATGGGGAGATAACATTCGTCGGTTTTTCTCTGCAATTTTGTCGAATTCACACTCAGATATCAGACCATTACCAAGCATTCTTTTTAGCATCTGTTGGGATAAAATATAATTAAACTCCTGTTGTAATTCTTCTTCAGTAAAATTTCTATTAACCATAGTTGGACGCTCATCTTCCTTCATAATCTTTGTAACCTGCATTGTTATTCCTCCAATCCGAGAATTGCCTAATTTGGATTCAATTCTCCTAAGTCACAGGCAAAGAAAATGAGCGCTTTTTTAACCTCAAAACAAAAAATAATGCCTACCAAAGGAATTTATCCTTCAATAGGCATCATTGCTATCTTAATATTCCATTTACTCTTGCTTGAATTACAGCATCGTTAAAGGGTATATCCATCTGACATGGATGTATCCAAATTTAGCTTTTTGCGATTTTTCACAAAAAATAATACCAAAACCAGCCGTATACATTCTATAAATTAATAATTTTACTATTTGATAAATCCAAGGTAACAGTTGCTGTTTCAAAGTGTATTTCATATACTATCAGTGATTTTCCACCATATTCTATTGTTTCTCGATAATCTGGTATCTTCTCGCAAAAACAATCTGCCAAATCAAAAATGGCTTGTTTACTCTTGATCGCAGTTCCTTTTGCTTTTATATGTTCATTTTCATTTTTTGGAATTGTTGTAAAGGCAACATTCTGATTTTGTTTCAGTTCCTTTGCTTTGTCGTTATTTTTAAACGTTGCAAAGTATACAATATTATTTTCGGGATTGAAATAATAATTGACGATTCTAACATTAGGAATGCCGTCTGTTCCAATAGTAGCCAACGCAAGGTCGGTCTGTTCTGCCATCATTTTTTGAAATTCTTTTAGTGTATCCATAGAAATCCTCCTTTTGTAATTGATACAAATATAGTATAATGTAAAAAGGTATCAGAACATGACACCATTTAGGAGGAATAAGGAGGTTTAAACTAATGCGTAAATCTACACGATTAAATGACATGATGATTTTTTTAAACGATAAAAGTTTTTTTAACTTAAAAGATATTATGCAAGAGTACGGTATATCTAAAAGCACAGCAATTAGGGATATACAATCTTTAGAAGAAATCGGTATGCCTATATTTTCAGAAACAGGCAGAAACGGTCGATATGGGATTTTGAAAAATAGACTTCTTTCACCAATTATTTTTACTGTTGATGAAATGTATGCTTTATATTTTGCTATGCTTACTTTGAACGCTTATGAATCAACTCCCTTTCATTTAAGTATTGAAAAGTTAAAGAAAAAATTTGAAACCTGCTTGTCTGACGAACTAATTAGTAATATTCATAAGATGGAACTTACATTAAGTCTTGAAGGAACTAAACACTATAACAGCAGTCTATTACTAAAAGAAATTTTGGAAATGGCAGTGAAAGATACTGTGTGCTGTATCTCCTATAAAAAGGACGAATCTGTATCAGAAGTTCAAGTTCAGTTTTTTGATGTATCTTCATCTTTTGGACAATGGTATGTTACAGGCTTTAATCATGACAGCCAAAGAGTTCAAGTTTTCCGTTGCGATAGAATTATTGATATTTCTAAAAGCAAGTGCTATATACCAAAGCCAAGACAAGAGCTTCTAAATTATTCAACAAACATATTTAAGTCTGAAAATGCTACGGATTTTGAAGTACAAATATCAGCTAAAGGAGCTGATTTATTTTACAAAGAAAATTATCCCTCTATGGAATTAGTTAAATGTGATGGGCAATATAAAATAAGAGGATTCTACAACATGGGGGAAGAAAGATTCATTGCTGACTATTTTCTTTCATATGGAAATTTGATTAATTCTATCTACCCTAATCAGTTGAAAACTCTTATATTGGAACGAACTAAAGAACTGTATCAGTATTATAAAAATCTATAAAAATAATGCCGATCAAAGGAATTTATCCTTCAGTAGGCATAATTGCTATCTTAATATTTCATTTACTCTTGCTTGAACTGCAGCATAATCGTATCCTGCCGATGTTAACCTCTGCTTACGATCAGTGCCGTTACCCCAATCTCCACGGATTACTTCTCTTGCGACTGTATCAATTGATTTGAGTTGAACAACTGCTGTTCCACCGTTCAAAATCTCATTCACTTTACTTTGAACAGCGTTGTAATCATATCCTGCTGCAGTTAATCTCTGTTTACGCTTATCTCCATTTCCCCAAACACCTTGAATCACTTCTCTTGCAACTGTATCAATGGATTTTGATGCTGTACTTCCTTTTGAGTACACAGCCTTTCCACTTGCATCAAATACAGTATACCTGGATTATCATTAGCACATTTCTTGGCATTTTCTAAAATCTTAAATGCACCTTTTTGCGACTTTGTATCTGCCCAAGTTTTTCGCACACGATAAAGTTGCACAGTTTGTGCCGGAGGTTGTGTCTGGGTACTACCACCAAGATTTGCAGTAACTCTTGATGCTAAATCTCCAAGTCTCGCATATAGCCAATTTCCCAGACAGCTTTTGTTGGCAAACCATCGATGCACGGTAAACACCATTCATAGCATAAGGTTCGCTTTTATCACTAGCACATTCAATGGTTACTGCTCTTTGGTCATTTGCCTTACTAGAAGAACACCAAGAGCGATTCTTTTCTTCTACACACAAAGAGACCCTTCCATCTGTCCCAATTCCATAGTTACAACTAGCATTCCTAGAAGGACTGGTAAAGCAACCGCAGATGCTCTCAGCAGATAACTGCCCCACTACACAATGGGGCGTAATTCTACTGATAGATTGGGTTCTGTGTCCGGAATGATTCGGACTAAGTTTGGTGTAAGACACCATATTACTGTTTGTATAAGCCATAATTATTCATCCTCACTTTCTGCACGGTCGTGCAATTGAATTAAAATATTTTTTAGTTTCTCAGGGATTGGCAGTCCAATAGCTGATGCATTTTCAAGAAGGGAAATCCCCTCATTTGAAAGGTAAGTCATAACCACCAGCTTAGCTGGTGGTTTGCTTTGCCCCTATAAGGGGCTTTTCCCTGCTTGCGTCTAAAGACGCGTTGATAAATCCGCCAATCGCACTAATTTCTCTGGTTAGCCCTAAAGGGCTTTACTTTTTACCGTGATTGACTGGCTCACCCGTAAACGGGTCTATATACTCTTTTAAGGTCATTTGATCATATTCTAAATCAGTTTGTATTTGATTCTTTATATACTCTTCTATTTTTTCCTACTGTATCCACATAATATCCTCTACACCAAAAATGTCTATTCCCATATTTATATTTTAGATTCGCATGTCTATCAAATATCATTAAGGCACTTTTCCCTTTTAAATATCCCATTATACTTGATACACTATACTTGGGCGGAATTCTTACCAACATATGTATATGATCTTTACAACACTCCGCTTCTATTATTTCGATCCCTTTCCTTTTACATAACATTCCCAATATATTTCCTACATCTCTTTTTAATTTTCCATATATAATTTGTCTTCTGTATTTTGGCGCAAATACTAGATGGTATTTGCACTCCCATTTGCTATGTGATAAACTATTCATATCCATTTGGATACCTCCTATGTTTTAGTATGGTTGGCGAACCTACACTTTATTATAACATAGGAGTCTTTTCTTGAAGCTAAAGCTATCTGGGGACACACCTGCATAGCAGGTGGTTTATTTTTCAGGAGATACCAAAAATGACAGCATCCCGAAGGACACTGCCAGTTCCAATAATCTCTACATCTAACATATGAGCGATGCCTACTAATAAAAGCATCATGACCTTTTTTGTAATTCCCTTCATTCCTACTTTGCTTGATAGCTTTCTTTCTGAAATGGCTCTTAAAATACCCGTTGTGTAATCTACAATCGCAAATACTAAAAGCGTATAAAGTAGGCCATCTAAATTGCCAAAAAACCATCCTATGAAACCACCAAGTGCTCCAATTCCAATCTGTATCCAGTTCCAAATTTCTTTCATTATGCTACCTCTCTTTCTAATTGTGTAATGATTGTATCTAACGTTTCTGCATCTTTGCCACCTACTTTGATATCACTTTCTTCTAAGGCTTCTTTTAGTAACATCAAGCGGTCTTTTAATTCGGTTACATCAATATTACTTTCTTCTTGTAACAGTTCTGCCTTTTCTTTGTGATATGTAAGTGCTGTTGCTGTTTCTAATGAAAATGTGCCATCAGTTTCTATAAGCTTTCCATTTTCATCTTTCTTTCCGTACTTTTCTAAAAGTTCTACTTCATCATGATATAAGGCTTCGGTTTTTACCTTTAGTAAGCCACAAAGCCTTGTTCGAACCCGGCTAACCTTTGGCACTAGCTCTATCTTTTCTAAAAATTCAAGCATATCCATTAATTCTTCATTTTTAATCGTTATCATCTCTTACCTTCTCCTTTAACTCATCTATTTCTGTACACAAATCATCTACCACTAAAATATGAACTGCTTCCCGTCAAGTAGACAATTAAAAAAATATAAATCTTTTCTGCCAATGGGATAGCCTACTGGCAGTTTTTACGCTACGTGTAAATACAACTGATGTTTTTCAATTGGTGTTAATACACCTAAGTTTCATTGTAGTCGTTTATGATTATAGTATTCAATATATTTATCTATCATTTCAACAATAGTATCTCTACTGGTAAACCTTTTGCCATAATATCGTTCTCTCTTAATAATTCCCCAAAAGCCTTCCATTGGTCCGTTTTCAATGCATTTAGCAACTCTTGACATACTTTGAATCATGCCTGCATCCTCAAGTTTTGTATGGTATGTTCTATTTGTGTATTGATATCCCCTATCACTATGAAAAAGTGGATGCGCGTCAGGATTGCTTTTTACAGCATTATCAAATGTGTCAAATACCAAAGGATTATCGTTTCTATCTCGGATAATGTAAGATACAATTCATCTATCGTACAGGTCGAGGATAGCACTAAGATAAACCTTATGTTTTTCGAGACCTATGTAATAGGGAAATTCAGTCACATCAGTAAGCCATTTTTCGTTTGGTGCATCAGCCTTGAATTCTCGGTTTAGTAAATTTTCAGCTATGTAGTATGGATTTGCCGATTGCCTTGTGCATCCATGATTAGAGTATTTAATTACGGATTTAATATCACGACTCCTACAGATTCGTAATACATGTTTGTCATTTACTTTAACATCATGATAACGCTCCAACTCATCTCTGATTCTTCAGTACCCTTTATCAGGCGACTCATTATGAATCTTTTCGATTATTTTTGCTATATATTCGTTTTTGAGTTCGTTTGTATACGGTCTTCTATTTAACCATTTATAGTATGCTGAACGAGCAATGCCACCAAGCTTACACAAAATACTAATTGAATCATGATATTCTTCGTGCAGCTCCTTTATTGCTAGGTAAATATTTTTATGTCTAACTAAGCTTAATACCGCCTCCTCTCTATTTCTTCGAGTTTTTTTAAGAATCGGATCTCCATTTCGGCACGTTCTTTTTCAGCACGTAGGATTTTATTTTCAGCTCGAAGTCGTTCGAGTTCTGTCATTTCCTCTACTAATTTTCTTTTTCCACGCTTATCTTTTAATGCCCCAACTCCTTCTGATTCATATTTAACTGTATAATTGCGAGCTTGTTGATAGGAGACTTTGTATTTTTCAGCAGTCTCACTATAATTATGATTGTGCGAAATGCAATACTGAACTATTTCTATTCGTTCATCGAATGTGGTTTTTCTGCCTTTGGTCATGGTGAAGGTTCCTCCTGTTCCAAAAGCTTTGAGCTTCTCATGACCATTATACTTTAAAATCCAGTTTCGTAGTTAACTAGATGAACGAATTCCGTATTTACTACAAATTTTTGCATATGAACCTTGTCCATTTAGATAATCAAGTACTGCTATTTCTTTGATCACAGAAGAGTAGGTGGCATTTTTAGAAGTTGTAGTAAGGCCTTCTTCACCCAATAATTCATATAATGAAATCCATTCAAGAATGCGTGCAGAATTAATACCTATTAATCGTGCTTCGTGATTGGCAGAGGCTTTTCCACCTAAACATCTTCTGACTACATCTATTTTTGTTTCAAAAGAAAACTTGGCTTTTCTTCCCATAAAATATACTCCCTCCTAAGTAGCAAGTTTTTTTATTTAACTTGTCTACCTAAGAGACAATGTCATTAAGTTAAGGAAGGTAGAACGTTTACATCAGTAAAAGCAGATGTAAACGTTCTACCTTTATATTAGATACACATACAAAAACAAAAAAACACTTGACAAATAATCAAAAATTTGTGGCTTCGCCCTTAAAATATAAGGATTTTAAGGAGGTCACATATGAAACCATACGAAGTAAAAGAAATACTATCAAATATAATAAGTGCTTTATCAGATAATTCTTTTGATTTTTTGCAAAATCCATCAAAAGATTTTTCTAGGAATCGAAAACTATCATTTGAAACTATTATTAAAATGATGATTGGTATGGGCGGAAATAGTTTATGTAAAGAAATATATGATTGGTTTAACTATTCAGAAGATACAGCTTCTGTTTCTGCCTTTGTCCAGCAACGAGCTAAAATTTCATCTAAAGCTATGGAGTATATTTTCAGAGAACTTGTAAAAAAATGTGATCAGAAGATTCTATTTAAAGGATATCGTCTACTTGCTGTAGATGGATCTGATAATAAGATTACCTAAAAATAAAAATGACGATTCTTATATCAAAAATGACGAAACTACGAAAGGATATAATTTGCTTCATCTTGATGCTATGTATGATTTGCTCCAACATACTTATACAGATGCATCAATACAAAATAAAAAAGGTATGAATGAACATAAAGCTCTAATCTCGATGGTTGAAAAATCCGAAATACCAGGAGATGTAATTGTTATTGCTGATAGAGGATATGAATCCTTTAACAATATAGCTCATTTTCAAGAGAAAAATTGGAAATATATCATACGTTCGAAAGAATCCTATGGAACTAAATATAAAGTCCCCAAAAGCGATGAGTTCGATATAGAGACCACTATCACCCTTACGCGGAGAAAAACGAAAAATACTATGCCTTTGATTCAAGAAAATCCTGATAGATATCGTTGGATTCAACCACATACAACGTTTGATTATTTATTGCCTAGAGAAAATAAGATGTACAATTTAAACTTTAGAATTGTTCGTTTCAAAATCTCAGATACTGCCTTTGAAACGCTGTTCACAAACTTGCCTGCAAAGGAATTTCCGGCTGAAGTTTTAAAACAATTATATAAAATGCGATGGAATATTGAAACTTCATTTAAAGAACTAAAATATAATGTAGGATTAGCCAGCCTTCATAGTAAAAAGAAGGATTTTTTACTTCAGGAGATTTTTTCAAAGCTAATTATGTACAATTTTTCAGCTTTAATATCTTATCATGTAGAACATCCAAAAGATAAAAGAATCAATTTCGCTAAAGCGATACATTTTTGTTATCAATATTTTAAAAACAGAATTTCCGAAAGATGTCTTTTGGAAATCGTACAAAAATTCATGTCACCGATACGCCCTGATAGGATTTTTGAAAGATATAAAAACACAAAGAACGCCGTCGGTTTCGCATATAGAATTTCCTAATAGCACTTACCATATCAGCCTGTTATGTATAGATGGCTTTATAACGTCATCTGTTTTTGGTGTGTTTAAATCACAAAAGATGGTAAACGCCTATCATTGCGTTCACCACCTTTTTTGTAAAAGTCGAATCTTAAATGCTTAACTTAATGACATTGACCTAAGAGGGAGCATATCATTACAGCTCTGCTTAACTAAGTTATATTTAATTTAAAAATCTCTATCTGCCATTTCCTTTGTGTCTGTCACAGCAGACACCGCAGGCAGGATAAACGCACCGCCCTTGTAAAGAAGGATGCTTAGTTAAATAGTAGTTTTATTTGCCAGAATTATATTCAGGCAAAGTTAACTAACATACTGTAAAAAAATATCCTAATAACAGCTTAATATCAGGCGTTTCAATAATATTTTCAACAAAAAGGTCATTATTCGTCTGGGTAATACTCGAATTCAACGCCTGTATGTTCTCCTGCTTTGACATTATTCTCGTTCGGCTGAAAATTATAATCTTGAATGAATCCTCTTGATACATAATAGTCCAGTATACTTTCTATTTTTTGATATATGGTTTCACGCTTACGTTTTTGCAAATATTTGATATTCTTGTTCTTCTTGTCATTTTCAAACTCAATTTACAATATCTCAAACATCCCTTTTCTGTTTTTGTTCTCATATTCAAAGCGAATACTTCTACTCGGTCTATTGATGCTTCTCCCAAACATTCTTGGCTTTGCCATAGCTCTACGTCTTGCAAAGAAATGTCTCAGTTTCAAATTTTCTATTGAGTTTGGCATCTTCTTTTTATTTTTATCCCTCACAAGAAGCATTGAAAGTGGAATGGCAAAAAGTTGACCATTGTTTAATTCTGCATACTCATAGAGTGGTGGCATTTTGTCAATCTTATACCCCATTTTACCTTCTTCTTTTTCCATGGACAAAAACTGCTCTTCTAATTGCTTCTTATCATCACCATCACGAAACTTAAATTCCATCATTCCTAAATTTTGTTCAATGGTTATCGTTGTCTTTTGCATTTTATCCAAACTTTCTATAATGCAAGTTCGTATACCTTTTTTGTCATCTTTGTTTTTCTCTGGCTTCAATGTTACAGTTGTATTGCTAGAGAGTAGTTGCAAAATGTTTTTAGGATAAATTTTCTTTTTCCCACACACATATAAGGTGTAAACAGCATCGGCAACCATTAAATCAAAATATGAAAGTTCATTGTCTATAGTAAATGAAACCTCAACGGTACCTTCTTTATTTTTACCAACTTGTATATTCTTCCTAATATCATCGCCCCTTCGTAAAATATAAGCAATTTTCGTTTCGTTTGTATAAAGAACATTTATCTCATCTAACTCGGTAAGTATTCTTTCCTTTAATGGTTTTCTTGTTGTATCCATTTTTTCGATAAGACTGTCATCCTTAAAATAACGCTCAATCTCTTCCCACAAAGCATTACTACTCGTTTGCTCGCTCATCGTGCCATAATTTATCATTTTCCAAAATCGTTGGACTTCCAACTCATTAAGAACCTTCTGCATATCGCCATCAAGTTGACTATTTACTGTCTTTTTACCATCATTCAAGCGTCCCCTTTTATTGTCTTCGTCTTTTTTTGAATAAAGCAACATACAATCCGCCGACTTTTTATCTCGCCCCACTCTTCCAATTTCTTGATAATAACTTTCGATGTCATTCGGCATATCAAAGTGTACAACAAACCTTACTTCATCTATATCAATTCCCATTCCAAAAGCATTTGTTGAAACCATGATTTGACAATTACCTTCTTTGAAATCATGGTAACTCTTGTCTTTTTCTTCTTTCGTCAGACCACCATAATAAAGTGATACCGCATACTCTCTCCTAAGAAGTTTCTCATGCACTTCTTTAACTTTAGCGATTGTTGAACAATAAATAATTCCGCATTCATTTTCTTTTTTCTTCTTACTTAGATATGCATATAGTGTAAGATATTTTCCACTATCACGCTGTCTATACTTAATGGAAAGGTTTAGATTTTCCCTTTTATACACAACTTCAGATAGATTCCTTTCAATAGATTCTTCTGATACATTCATTCCCAAAAAATCTACGATGTCTTTTGCAATGGACTTCGACGCAGTTGCTGTAAAAGCTGTAATAATCGGACATTTCTTTAATACGCTTATAAATCTTCGTATATTTAGATATCTTGTTCTAAAATTATACCCCATAAAGAAACACAGTGCGCTTCATCAATTACAAGAAGATGAATATTTAGTGTCTTAACAAGTCTAATAAACTTGGGCGATAACAGTCTTTCAGGCGAAACATAGAGCAAATCATATTTACCATGCACTACATTTCGCATGATTCTATTAGCACTTATTTTTCTTGGCTGACTATTTAAGTATTCGGCAGAAATGTTATTGTCTTTTAGAGTATTAACTTGGTCTTCCATGAGAGCAATCAAAGGGGACACTACTATTGTAATACCTTTTTCCTTATTTTCTTCTTTGTCTTTATTTGCAAAATAGACCGCTGGATATTGATAGCACAGAGATTTTCCGCTACCTGTTGGAAGCACCGCCATTACATCTTCTCTATTAATTATTTTTTCGATGATTTTTTTGGGGGGTAGCGGAAATCTGGAATATTAAAATATTTTTGTATATCTTCAATGGTTATTGTTTGCTTTTCTTCGTCCATTTATGCTTACCACCTTTTGCTTTATACATTTATTATAAATGGCTCAACGGTGTTTTGTCTATTTGTTAAATGTACAAAAGCTGGAGATGATTCAGATAGCGCACAAAAAAGAAGGGATACTTGCAACTTTCTTTCCAATTATATATCTATATTATTCCTTGAAACAGATTGGCTTAAACTTAAAGCCACATATC